GCCTACGGGTTGTCTGCCCATTCACTATTCTATTAGCAATTCTTCGCACGTCATATTCTTCCTGCGCTGTCAGGGTGGAACCTTTCCAGATAGCAGCGTCATCAACAAGCGCCTCGGTATAATCAGCAATATCGTTCATTCTTTTATTGAATAAAAGCTGCTGTTGTTCTATTTCCTGAAATTCCAGTTCTTCCTCAACTTCCTGCTCTTTCCTCGTTATTTCCTTTCTTATTTCCCTGACCTCAGTAGATTTAGATGTCAGGGATTTTTCAATCTCTGCTATTCTTTTCTGGCCCTCAGCAAGGGTTCGTGCGCCCTGTGGAAGGGTCTCCAGTTCTGTCTGTAGTGCTGCTATCTCTTCCTGAAGAGCAAATATTTCTGGAGATACTACATCATCTCCCGGCCAAATTGCCCGAATTAATCTATACGGCCACCCAAAGGGCGTCCTCCATAATACTTGTTCATTATTATTTACCATTAGACGTTCCTCCCTGCCTGTTGTAATGGCCCAGCTCCTGCCGGTGCCTCTGGGAGACCAAGCTGCCGTGGAAGGTTATCAGGAGACATCGCCGGACGTCCTCCTCCTGCGTTGGTCATATTCCCCCCTGCTTCCGGCGGCCCCTGCTGTGGCCCTCCAGGTATTCCCTGTCCCTGTTGGGGAGCAAGGGACTGCATAAGCTGTGCGGCTGCAACTCCAAGCATCTGTGCCTCAAGGTTATCCCCCCGTGCCTGTGCAGCGTTTGCTTCCTGACGGAGACGGCGCAGTACCTGTGTGTTGACATAAAAATCACTCTGTTCAATCCTGCCTTCAGCCGCTTTTCTCGACTCAAGCTGGACATCCTGAACCTTGAGAACCCGTTCCCTGATATAGTCCGGAGACATCCGGATATCAGGGTTTAGTGCCCGTGCTATATTTGCCTTCATCATGTCGTCCTCGGCGAGGGCTAGTGGTACTTCTGTTTTTATCCAGCGGGTTTCGGGAATTTCGTCGGGAGTAAACTCCTCGTCGAACAGGCCTCCATCCACTCCACCCCTGCTGTCAATTCCCTGGAGGCGCATTGTCCCCTGCCTTCGTCGTCCACCCCACCGCTCACGGTAGTCTCTGAGCCAGACAAATCCTGCCTGTTCGTAGATTTTTTCCATAAGGATCTGATACGGACCAAGGCGTGCTCTCGCCCATTCGTTCAGACGCTCGATGGCTATTCCAGACAAGTTTGTATCGACTTGTCCGAATAGTGTCCACGAGAATGCAGCCCGCTGGAGCCTATTTTCCAAAGCGTTGAGGATAAACTGTTTCGCCCCTAGCTGGGGGTTATATTGCAGGGGCTGAGAAACCACCGTATCGTCAGGAAGAGGGACTGTCCCTCCAAGACCTTCAGGGTCGAAGTTTTCCGTTCCCCCCGGCGATCTGGTCACGATGGTGCTCTGGAAATTCGATGAAGTCCGTTCGTCCTGAAGAACCTGGGAGAGGAAGGCGTCGATCATATCTTTTTCAGCCTTCATAGAGCTTAGGAGGCCCTGTCCCCGTCGTCTCAAAACGTCGGATACGTCTCCGAAATAGGCCATAGACAATTCGATACCCGGCACTGGGCCGGTAAGGATAGGGATTTCCCTGAATCCACCGCCTTTTGTATCTGTTGTACGGTTTGTAATTGCCTGAATTTCATCCCATGACCGCATAGTAACAAAGGTATGCATGCTATCGCTGTTCATCTGACTTGCCGTCGATGAGCGATAGACGGCCTGAAGGATATCTGGCTGTCCTGGATCGGCTGGATTATACCTGGCCTCCCAGTGATTCAGAAGAAAGAGGACATCGCTTCCGTCGCCGGTCAGCCCATCAACTCCCCATCCGTTCTGATCTGCCATGATACGAAGAGCAGCGAGGGTAATAGGAAACTCCACATCGACGACACCGAGGGTTCCATCCGGACCGCTCCATTCTGGATAGACGAGAGACGGATCAATAAGTTCTGCCATTGGGGTTGGATCGCCCTTAAAATTCGGCCTCATTGCGATAAACATGGCATACCAGCCTGTTGAAAGCATCCACGAGGCAAGTTTTCTCTGGTGCCACGAGTTTCCCCGAAGGATTTCCATATGGTCGAGGTAGCGCCAGTTTCCTGAAAGGAATCGTTCTGCCTTATTCTGGAGATGTTTTTCGTTTTCGTTCTGGACACTCCATGGAATTCGGTCTATATGCTGATGTCGGGAGAGGATATGGGCACCAAGGTCCATAGCGGTACGGGCATCTGAGGTAGCGATTGAATGAAACCCGTGTTCCTGTCGCTTATCAACCTGCTCGTAGAGTTCATAGAGTTCCCTGATATGTTCTGCCCGTCCTCTATATCCCCGTTTTCGCTGTTCAAAGGAACGAATAATCTCGTTGGTCGTGGCGTCCATTCCCATTTTTATCCTTCTCCTGTGGTTAAGGCTATACGCCTTCGTCGTTCTTTCATTGTTTCCCGTTTGGAGCGTGTTCCGGTCATCCAGGCGGGAACATGGCGGTGGATTTCCGCACGCGGCCTATTGACTCTGTTTGCCTGATGCCATGCGGTATGACAGAGAAGGTCGGCCATAGCGATATCAAGGGTTCCGGTATCGTACCTGCCTTCTCCGACTTCCTGAAGGCTCCGATACTGGCCGATAAGCTCTGCGTCGGGGGATGACCATTCGTCCAGAAGCATACGCTCATGGACTTGGGTAACCATTGACGGCTTGGTAAACCGGTTTGTGGGGAACCCATAGCGGTCGTCACCCCTCATATCACCGATTCCGCGGTACTTATAGACGAAGGGATAGTGGAGATGTTCCACGATCCGCTCCTGAACGCCCCATCCGTGGTTATTTCGCTCCCATCCGATGAGGGCATTATTATACCGACGGGCTAATTCTACCATAAGTGCGCCAAGATCCCCCGGACTGATATGGCCCCGAAGGGTTGCAACGTGTTTCCAGTCCCTGATCCTGCGAATAATTGCTGCACTGAGGTGAGAAGACGACAGTCCTTCTGCGGGATCTGCCATGATAACATAGGATTCTCCTGCTTCTGGTGGAATCCACATTCTGAGCTTCCCGTTATAGTCTTCCCGACCGGGCATCTGGTCTGGTGAAAGGGGTGGACGGGCCATTTCCATCTGTTTATCGAGAAACCATGTAGGCATAGCTGCCTGACCACCGAGTCCCCAGCATCTGGCGTCATCTTCGAGGTATTCCTGCCAGAAAACCTCTTTTCCTTTCTGATAAATCTGTTCCATGGCGTCCCACGAGGCAGTTTCGGGGAGTCTGACGAGTCCCAGGGCTTCGTCGATACGGGATCTGCGCCATCTGATCTGGTCTATATCGAGTCCGTGGATATCCATGAGGTTCAGTTCTTCCGTTGTGGGGGCAAATTCGTCCCAATAGGGCTTATCAGGGTCAACGATGGGACTTTTCGGCCGTAACCGGTACTCATGGTGCAAGAACCATGGAAATGTCCGGAGTTTATAGTTTCCGATACCATGTTTTGCCTCCATACAGAGGTGATAGAAGGCTGATCCCATCCGTTTTGGCGTACCGATATCGATGACGCGGCTATCTTCTGGGAGTCCCATAAGCATCTGCGAGGTACTTTCGACCTCTTCGTCCTCCCATTCGGACAATTCCTCCCTGACGACCCTGTTCAGCGTCTCGCCTCTGCCGATAGAGAGGGAACCAGCGGAGCCATAATAGATGGTAGAGGTCATTCCCTCTGGAAATCCGAACTGCATCTGGTGATACGAATCGACAAGGAGCTGAGGTTTCCATGCGTCGGCGGTACTTTGATAAAACAGTCGGGCACGTTCCCGATGTTTCCGGATGGTTTCCTCTTCCGGTTTCTGAACGAGGATAAGAACGGTAAGTCCAGGGCGAAGCATTGCTTCCGAAATAACATCTGCATGAACGACAGAGGAGAACATCCCCTGTCTGTGCTTCAGAATACGCTCTCGTCTGACCCGTCCGTTCCAATATAATTCCTGCGTTGGCTGAAAGAGAAACGGCACCATACGGATCTGTTTATCGATAATGCGGAAATTCTTTTCGATGAAGTCTTTTCTGCCGTAATTGACAATATTGAGGAGATCCTGAAGATACTGGTCAGTCTTCTGGGTCATACTACTCCTTCGGAAGCGTCATAAAGACCGGTGTCATTTCTCCAACCCATGCCCCGATCACATTAAAATTAAAAAACTCTACCGCCTCGTCATAGTCCATACCGTCCCGCTTGATGAGAATGTCAATACACCTGTCACGGTCATATGCAGCCACAGCCGAAACCCCAAAGCGTTCGCACAAACCGACAAAGGCATCGTCGAATCCATCTGCCATCAGCACTTCTTCAGGATCAGGATGGTTCTCTTCTATCCACTCACGCACATTGTTCATATCTTTTACCTATCGGGCGTCTTTGTGTGTTCTTGTATAGGAAAAAGGCTTACTTCGCTTCCAGTACCTGTTCCAGTGCGTCCCCTTACTCTTTGATGACAGGAACTCGTTCCATTCCTCCTGCGTCACCTTCTCTACCGTCCCAACTCCCATCGTCGTCTTGAATTCAAGCTCAACAACCTGGGTCAGCGGATCATATCCCGCAGATCCAATGATTTTTGAGTCTATCACATCACGCTTCATTACCCACTCCCATCATACTCTATGTGTATACGTCATACACATTGTATACACACCCCACGAGCACTTTCTTTCTTTGTAGGTTTTCTTTCTTTATATATACCATATAGACAAGTGTATGAATTATACTAACGTATTCATACACTTGTTAGTATTATATATACTATATATACTAGCTATATTAGTTATACTAGGTATACTATATATACTAGTTATACTACATATATATAC